AATGTGGCGAATCATGCCGTTGAAAATGTCTGCAACTTCCACGTCGGCGTTGTCATCGACTGGGATGACCTTGGCGCCTGGGCGATTCTGACGCATGTCATTCGTCACTTGACGAACGTGCTGCGGCAGTTTGTTAATTGTTAGTGTTGGGCGTGCGTTGATCGTTTGACCTTGCACCGCGCCACGGGTGGCTAACACGTCAGCAGGCCACTGCCAGTGGTTGTCTGGGGATCCGGCATAAAAGCGCAGATCGTCAATCTCATCCTCACGGCTCTCGGCCAGTGCAGAGACAGCCATGTCCAACCGCGCGCGGGCGGTTGTCAGAATGTCTGAGTCAGACTTTAATGGTTTGCCGCCAGCAGCTACGTTAGCGGCTGCGACTATTCCGGTTGGATCATTCATTCCAAAACCCCTAAAATATGAGGCTCACGCATGACGACATACATCTTGCCGTCTTGTTTGAATTCTTGCCCTACACCAAAGTATACGTGATCTCCAACCTTGATGTTCAAACATTTTGAGCCAACGGCCACCGCAATGCCGGTTTCAGTCTGTGAGTTTTGGGGCAATACAAACAAGGGATGCTTTTCAACATCACGCTCAATGATGACGCAATCTTGCAATGCTTTCATTTTTTCTTGGCTGTCTTAGCCGAGTCTTTAAATGCCTTGGCGGTCGGCGCGCCTTTGTCGCCTGGCTGGCGCATTTTCTCTTTGCTGCCAGCGGCTATGCGCTCACGTTTGGCTGCGATATTGGCGTAGAGTCCGGGCTTTTTCATGTTAGCACTTCCATCGTTTAAGAGCTGCTTTAGCGCGTTCGCCATCTTTGGCGTTGGCCGCTACGGCGCCCATTCTTGCACAAAATGAATCTTTGCGACCTTGGTCTGCCTTGGTCTTGGGGTTAGGCGCTGGCGCCTTAAGGTTCGAGCCAGTGGCGGCGTTGTACTTAGCGCGGCCCTTCTCGGTCAAGCCAGCACCTTTGCTGGTGGGCAGCTTTTCGCCGCGTCCTACGCTTAGTGATACACCTTTTTTAGCCATTACGACCCCATCCAAGAAGTTGCAACCACGCCTCTGTCACTGTACGCGCGGCGCTGCGTGGATTCACGCGCCTCACGGTGGGCTACTGCAAAGGCAAAAGTAACGCAGATCGCGTCAGCCGCGTCTGGCGAGGCCAATCCGCGTGCCTTCATGTCCTTTTTCGACTCCAAGAAAATAGTCCCCTTGGAGTCGGGTTTCATCATAGGCGAAATTAAATCAGTTTTAAGAAACCTGTCAAGCGGGATTGAAGCAGTTTTTAGCCAATCCTTCATTTTGCCCCACATTTCGGCCCTTTTGTTGCCATACATGACCGGATTCGTTGATTTATTGCCAAAGTTGACACCTTTGACTTTGTACCTTTGTTCTTTCAAACGGTCGACAATGCCAGCCCCAAGACCGCCTTCGTCGATCACCACCAAAGTCGGGCGGTACTGCTCAATCGCCTCAATCACATGGCCAACAACCGTCATGGTGTCGTCGCCCCGATGGCGCTGGATGCTGATAATGTCCCGTCCCTGCCTGACAGCAATAACTGTCGCATCCGCGCCGAAACGTGCTGGATCTACGCCGATCACAATCGGGGCACTGGCGTCTTGGTACTTAGGCCGCTTCATCGCTTCGTCCACCAAATTGGCTGATATGAACTGATCGTCGCCCTCGGACGGGAACTGGCCGTACACCTCAACGTGTGCCTGTGATGAGTCAGCGCCATATTCGTCAATGATCTGCTGGTAGACCTGCTTGTCTGTGCCTTCGACCGTTCGAGCGTCCACCACCTTGGTTATCCAGAACTCTCTTTTTGAGTTAAACGCTTCGTAGAAGTACCCCGTGTTGCGCCGTGGGTTAGAGAACGCCATCCAAAATCTGTTAGGCGTGTTCTCTGTAAAGAAGCCTGACGTGACCGCCCAGATGCTGTCGTCAATACCCGACGCTTCGTCAAACACGACCAGCACACCGTCGAAGTTGTGCACTCCAGCATAGGCGTCAGGATTCTCCGCTGACCACAAGCGCCCTTCCACACCCCAGTAGCGCGTGCCTTTCTTAAGGTCACGCTCGACCAGTTCGGTCAGCCACTTGGCTGGCATCACTCGCGTAGCGGATACCTCAAACCAATGGCTGTTGATTGCGGTAGCCAGCCACTTGGTAATCTCGGCCCAAGTGACTGAGCGCAACTGTGACTCACTGTTGGCCGAGATGATGGTCGTCGAGCCGATCCGCGTGGACAGCATCCAAATCGTGATCCAACTGACTAGCGCCGACTTGCCAATACCACGGCCAGAACTGACCGCATGCCTTAAGGTATTGAAGTCTAGCTTGCCCTGATTGTTTTTAATGTGGTCAGTAATTTCTTGCAAGACCTCGCGCTGCCATTTGCGTGGGCCTTTGAAATGCTCAAGCGGTGTGCCAGGCTGCTCCCAAGGAAACGCGAACATCACAAACGCCAACGGGTTGTCCTTGATCGCTGGCGCCCACAGACGCGCCATGAGTTCTTGTTCGTCTTCAGCGCTGTATATGGTCGATTGCATTTAGTTGTGGCTCGATTATCTGGGCGTCTTCGACTGTCAGCGCTCGCTTAGTCGCCTCGGCCAGCGCACCAGTGATGGAGATGCGCTGATCCACCTCGACAGATATGGCCTGCTTGGCCACCCAGCCGTGTTGATGTTTAAGGATTTCTAACGCCGCTTTGGCGTCGCCTTCTAGCGCGGCAGCGTGCATAACTTTAGACAGTTCAATTTCGCCATCCGCTTTGCCCTTTTGCGCGGCAAGTTCCACCACGGGGTCAAGTTGCGTGAGTTGCCGGTACTCAATAGGCAGCATGCCTGCGGCTAACGCTAAGGCGTCGCCTTTGAGGCCAAGTTTGGCCGCGTCATATACCGCTTTCAAGCGCGACTCTGTTGCTTCGACCTTGCGCGGTGTAAATGGAATCGAGTAGAACATTTGCTCTCCATGCTTTTTGCACGTAGCTGGATTCTACAAGAAAAAAAATTTTAAAAAAGAGGGCGGGTTGCTGGTTGCCATAAGAAAAAAAATTGTTCACGATCCGTACGTTTCTGACGGCCCTTTGCCGCCGGCCCTGCCCCACCCCTACTAGCATTGTGGGTATTGCCAGCGGCCATGCTGGCGCATGCCGGCGGCCACCGGCCACCGTGCCCGCATGTTGCAAGCTGGCGCCAGCATGCCGGCGCGCTGGGTCCGCATGTTTTTGGGTCATTTGGGTCATTTGGGTCACGGTTTTAAATTGCATGGCCATGCATGCTTTGGGTCATTTGGGTCATTGATTTTGCATGACCCAAATGACCTAAGGGCGCAGATCTGGCGCGCGCGAAGCTTTAAAGCTTTGGGTCATTTGGGTCATTTGGTCATCGATTTAAAATCGGTGGCGGACGCGGCGTGGGCGTGGCCATACAGTTTACTAGGTATATACCCTTATATCAAAATCTTTTATTTTCTTAATTGGAAACCATGACCCAAATGACCTAAAACCCTCGAATTGTGAGCATGCATGCTGGCCAGCGCTTAGGTCAATCGGCGCGCCAGCATGGCCAAACGATGACCTAAAAAACCCAAAGCCCTACAGTTTAGTCAACTATTAAAAATAGTTGTTGACATGCTGTAAAACAATTCTTTACAATAGCTACACTGGCAACGAAAAGCCGGTAAACACTAAACTAAACTAAGGACCAAAATGACTAAATCCGAAATTCGCGAAGTTGCATTGTGCATTAAATATAGCGCAGCTGGCCTAGGCCCTGACTATTTAGCGCGCGCATTGTCAGCGCTTTATCGCGCAGCCAGCGCAAAATCGCAGCGTGAAATTTTCGCGCTGGCCGATGACATGGGCGTTATCAATAACCCCGAATTCATTATCTAAACCAAAACCGGCCGGCTAAGCGCCGGCCTTCATTCACTAAACTAAACTAAGGTAAAACAACATGAAAAAAGCATTATTTTTAGATCTACTGGCGGCCGTGGTTATCGCGGCGGCGCTCACAATCGGCGCCCTGGCGTATTTTGATGTATTGGTGAAATAACATGCAAGTACATTTAACACTCAAAAGCGCGAACGTCAAAACCGGCCCGATACCGGTATCAACGACGGAGCGCGACAGCTGCCCGACCGATTGCAAAATGAAGGCCGAATGTTACGCAGCTAGCGGGCCGCTGGCGCTACACTGGGCCGCCGTATCTATGAAAACGCGCGGCACAAGCTGGGGCGAATTCTGCGAGACAATAGCGCGCTTACCTGACAATCAAATTTGGCGCCATAACCAAGCCGGCGACCTACCGCAGCAAAACGGCACAATTGACGCCGCGAAGCTGGGTGAATTGGTGGCCGCGAACACCGGTAAACGCGGGTTTACTTATTCGCATCACCGCGACGCCGCATCTATTGATTGGATCCGGCATGCGAATGCATGGGGGTTTACCGTCAACCTATCGGCCAATGATCTAAATGACGCCGATTATTTGGCCGATCAAAACGCGGGTCCCGTCGTCGTCGTTTTACCGTCGACGCAAAATGAAAACCTAAAAACCCCAGCCGGCCGGCCCGTTATTGTATGCCCGGCCACCCAGCGCGACGACGTATCGTGCGCGACGTGCCAGCTTTGCCAGCGCCAGCGCGCGGCCATTGTAGGTTTTCCCGCGCATGGCTCACGTCATCGCGTGATCAATTTAAGGTTGGCAGCATGAAAACCGAACAAATACGCGAACATGTTCTAAGCGCCTATTTGGCCACCGGCCGGCATGTATTTGTGGCCGATGTTGCAAAACAATTTGACACTAACGCGCTGGGGGTCCGGCGCGCGCTGGGGTATGACGATTTTGTATTCGAAAACGCGGACCGTTGGACCGGGTCCAACTTTTCCGGCCGGTACGTGCTGGCGCCATGCGTGGAACCGAACAAAACCTATTTGGCCAAAATTATCAATTCTTTAAGGGGCACACAATGAAATTTTCAATAGATGACAAGGTCGCATTTTCCCGCGCCGTGGTCCGGCGCGTGGGTCACGACAAGGCCACGGCCGACGCGCGCGGCGTCGTGGTGGCCGTCGACGGTCCGGTCGTGGCCGTTGATTTTGCGGGTACATGGCGCGCCCATGAAAACGGTGGCACGGTCCGGCACGTACCGGCGGCCAACTT